AGCTTACTGAAAAAGAATTTTATGACATGATGACAGAGTTAAATTTTATACCTAACTCTCCGACACTCATGAATGCCGGCACAGAACAAGGTACGTTGTCTGCGTGTTTTGTACTACCCTTAGAAGATAGTATGGAAGACATTATGAAAGCAGCTCACGACATAGCTATGGTACAAAAGTTTGGAGGAGGTACGGGTTTTGCTTTGAGTAAGCTACGCCCAAAAGGTGATAAGATAAAGACAACTCATGGTATTGCATGTGGTCCAATACAAGTATTACAAACACTATCTAGAGTATCATCCATGATTACTCAAGGCGGTAAAAGAGATGGTGCAAACATGGCAGTGATGTCAGTATACCATCCAGATATATTAGAGTTTATTGACTGCAAAAAAGTAGAGGGGGATATACACAACTTCAACATATCAGTAGGTGTAGATTCTAACTTTATGAAAGCAGTAGAAGCTAATCTTAATTACCCTTTAATTAATCCAAAGAGTAAACAAGTAGTTGGTGAACTAAATGCAAAAGAAGTATTTGACAAAATGGTGTATGGTGCATGGAGAAATGGTGAACCGGGTATGATTTTCTTAGATGAAGTAAATAAAGATAATCACGTCACAGAAGAATATGGCGAAATGATTGCTACTAATCCTTGTGGTGAACAACCATTATTAGGAAATGAATCTTGTAATTTAGGCTCAATAAATTTAGCTAAGTTTGTATACACTAAAGAAGTAAGACCTTACATTAACTGGGAAGGATTACGTTCTACAATTGTAACAGCTACAAGATTCCTAGACAATGTAATAGATGCTAATAAGTATGCAACCCCTGAAATAGAAAAAATGACTAAATCTACAAGAAAAATTGGTTTAGGTATTATGGGATTTGCAGATATGCTCACACAATTAAGAGTGCCTTATAATTCTAAAGAAGGTAGAAAGATAGGTTCTGATATAATGAGGTTTTTAAAGACTCATGCAGACCAATCTTCTATAGCATTAGCAGAAGAAAGAGGAACTTTCCCTGCATGGGATAACAGTGATTACGGCGAAGATGAAAAATATAGAAACGCGTGTCGATTAACTGTAGCCCCTACAGGAACTATCTCTATGTTTGCGGATGCATCTAGTGGTGTAGAACCATTGTTCTCCTTAGCATACAGAAAGATGAACATATTAGAAGGGGAGACACTCTATTATGTAAATAAATACTTTGAACAAGATGCTAAAAAGATGGGTTTTTATTCAGAAGACCTTATGGAATACTTATCTGATGGTGGTTCATTAAAAGATAGACCTGAAGTACCTGAAGAAATAAAAGAAATCTACACTACAGCACCTGAAATATCCCCTGAATCACATGTAGGAATGCAAGCAGCTTTCCAAGAACACTGCGACTCCGGGATATCTAAGACGATAAACTTCGCAAATGATGCTACAATAGAAGATGTGTATACAACTTATATGCTAGCTTGGAAGACTAAATGCAAAGGAATTACAGTTTACAGAGCTGGTAGTAGAGACAAGGAAGTGTTGGTAACAGCACACAAAACTGAAGAAAAAGAAACGTCTGAACCACAACTTAGTTTCTTTGATGCACCAGAAATAGCTGTTCAGGAAGACTATGATTGTTGTGAATCAGCTAAAGTTGTAATGGAATCTGGTTGTGAGACATGTAAGACTTGTGGGTGGAGTGCTTGTCATATAGCATAAAATTCACAAATTTATAAAAAAACAGTATAATAATAGTAGGAGAAAAGATATGCCGATAGGTAATATGTTAAGAGATAGACAAGAACAGTATGTCGCACAAAAAGATGGTGCGGGTACTTGGAGAATACTTGATACTTGGCACGAGGATTTGACAAAGTTAAACCCAGAAGATGAAATAGATGACTCAAGTGAGGCGGTAACTGTTTTATCTGAAGGAGGATTTCTAGCTTTAGTTAGAGAAGCTACTAGATTGGGAGTATTACAAAATGCTGCTATGATAGAAAATGAAGCTTTGGCTGACCAAGTGACAGATTTAAAAGAAGAAAATAGTAAATTACAACTACAACTTGATACTACCCCTGCAGTTCAAGTTACTCACGAAGAAAAGGCAGGGTTGAAACAACATGCAATAGACACCATAGCAAAGATAGTAGCTATAGATAGTGTTGAAATAACTAAGGAATAAGTATGAAATTAGGAGATTATCTTCCAGAAGTTCCTGAAATGGCAAAACAAATGGGGCAATTAGGCTCTCAGATGGAAATATTTAACGAATTAATGTTAAGTAAATCAGCTGGAGAAACAGGTAGTGGACCTACATTTGGTGTAGATTATATAGTAAATTCTTATATACGAAATCAATTAGCGTATCGTAAACAACTTGTACAAGATTTACAAACAATAGCATACACCTGTGAAGAATTACGAGCCCCTATAATGCATATTACAGGGGAAGTATTTAGAAGAGGTATCAAAATTGAACCTACCGTCACTGACCCTGACAAGTCTCAAATTAAAAGACTACAGAGTTTTATGGATGATTGTAACCTTTTTGACCAAGGGCTTGAAGAAGTATTAAGACAGTTTCATTGGGATTTAAATACTGTAGATGATGCATTTTTGTATTTTGCTAAAGAATATTACGATGCAGGTGATGGTAAATTAAATTCAAGGGTGACAGAAATTAGAAGAATTAATCCAGCATTAATAGAATATGACCTAGACGAGACAGGATTACCTAAGAACTCTCATTTCTTCTGCCCTTTACACAGACAGCATATATCAGAATCACCAGAAGAATGTTCTGAAGAAGGTTGTGAACAAGAAAAACAAGCTGCAATGTACAGATACCTATATAGGACTGAGGTTCACTACTTCTTAGATACAGAAGTGGTGCATCTGTCTAAATTTAATCCAACAGAAACTTATGGTTGGTCTCCTGTATTAACAATATTTGAAAAAGCTCTCACACTTATAGGTATGGATAGAAACTTATATAGGTATTTCTTTGAAAGAAAGATGCCTGCATCTATGGTTATGGTAACTACAGATGACCCTGAAAGCTTAAAAAGGGAAAGGGAAGCTATCGCTGCAAAAGTAAGACAAGACCCTAACTATATACCAATGGTTGCTGTATCATCTAGGACTAATAGAGGTAGAGTTGACATGGTTAGGATGTTCCACACTTTACAAGAGATGGATTACTTACCTGTAAGAGCTGAAATAAGAGAAAGAGTATCTGCAATATATGGTGTATCACCAGTATTCCAAGGTGCTCCTGATTCTTTTGGCGGGCTTTCTCAACAAACTACACAATTAACTGTGATGAGTCGAGTAGTAGAAAGAGACCAAAGACAAATCATGGAGAAAGTATTTACTGCTATATTAGATAATTTTGGTGTAACTGATTACAAATTAGTATTACCAAATCCTGAAGAAAAAGCAGAAGCGACTAGAATATCACATGCTCAACAGAGAACAGGTATTGCTAATCAATTACTTCAAATGGGCTTTGATGTTGAACTTAAGGATAATAAGGTAGACTTAATGGAAGTAGACTTTATAATAAGTGGTGAACCTGTACCTAATACACAAATGCAGGGTGAGATGACTGCTATACAATTAGACCAACAGCAGCAACAAGCAGCTATTCAGGAAGCTCAAGCTACGGCTCAAATGGAGCAGGGTGAAAGTCAAGCAACACAAGAGGAAGGCGAAGGGGAAGAAACTGAAAAGAGTTTGGAAAAAAATGTATTAAACTCTGATGTTAGAAGTCAACCTTTACAACAACCTTTTGCTAATATGAATACTGCAGTTCCAAAAGGTAAAGGTAAATTTCAAGGAAGGACTGCGGGTAGAACCCCAGACCACAATGATAAGACCCCTTTAGAAGAACGGGACATAGAAGAATACGCAGAAGCTAGAGAGAAAAAATTTGAAGATAGGATGTATGGTTTAACTAAAACATCCACATGGACAGATAGTTTAGCTGACCAAGGTTTTATGTACCCTATAATTAAAGAGGTATCCCCTGATGGTAACACACTATGGTTTATAGAAAATGGTGTAGATTATACAGGAAAGTTAACAGTTAATGGTGTAACCGATATAAGTAAAGCAGCTTTTTCGGGGATGGAGGGTAAGAAATATTATGGAGACCAGTATCAAAATGAAAAAGGTGATGGGTCTTCAAGAAAGAATGAACCGGTCAACGTAGAGGAGGAAGATGACGATGGCTAAAGATTTCTCTAAAAAAGATGCTAAATACGAATCAAAACCTAACTCAGCTCTCCCTAAAAAACCCGGAGAGCCTGACCAATATGATGACCATAACTATAAAGATAGAGAAGTAAGACCAGACGGCTCGACAGTTTATTATTATGATAATGGAGTAAAAGCCATACACCATCCGAAAACAGATTCCAACCCTAGATACCATAAATCAGCTGCTAAACATCATTTAGAAGAAACATCTAAATCTATTGATGTTGCAAAATATAAGAAAGCCTTATCACATTTAAAAGCATTATCAGGACACAGCCAAGCCTTAGATAAGTTTAGAGATACAGACGATAGCTCAGTCGATAAATTAGCAAAAGAATTCTCTGGAACTGTCGCTGTGGCTAGTGACCCCGCTGTATTTACCCCAACATATAGTGGTAATAATAAAAAGGGTAAAAGTGGAGTTAAAAAATTAGATGATTATCTAAAAAAGAATATGACTAAATCAATTATTACGTTAGTAAATGATGTAAGAAAAGAACTTCAGAAAGAAGATACAGTAGTAGAGAAGGGAGATTATATTGAATCGGAACTTACTAAAGCACAAGAGATGATGCAAGATGATTCAATTGATTTTTTTGAAAATGTAGAATATGATGAAGACTAATCAGATGAGTATTTTAGATAAATTTTTAGAATTTATGGAAACTGACTTGACACGTAAGAAAAAAGGTGTTAAAGTTAAATTGAATAACATGCCTTTTTTGAATCATTATAAAAAATCTAAAGAAGGTAGAGTGGAAAATCCACCTAACAGAAAAAGAACAATAGCGTATGGTTCTAGAAGAAATCCTAGACCGGACCCGCAAGGATATAGAAATCCACCTAACAGGAGGACACCTAATCCAGAAGATTAATAATAGTAAAGGATAGATAACATGACAACATTCGTCATACCAGAAGAGGCAAAAGAAGAGATAGTAAAAAGAAAAATGGCAGGAGCAACATGGAGTGCTCTATCTAGATGGGTAGAAGATAGATGGGGTGTAGCAGTACATAGAACTACATTACAAAAGTGGTACGATAGAGAAGTAGAGTTACTTGATGAACAACAGGCAGAAGATATGGAAGAGATGCAAACAGGCTTTACACCTGAAGCACATATCAAACTGGCTAAGAAGATAGAAACTTATAAAGCAGAATCTAGATATTGGAAGAAAGTTGCAGAAGCAGCTATCAAAAAAGATGCTAAAGAAAACCTTTTAATAGACTCAATTAAAAAATTTACCCCTTCATATAAAGAAGTAAAAAAATACAAACGCCGAAAACCCACAGGCAAAATAAAAGGCAATAGCACTCAGTCTATGATTGCTCCTCTTACAGACACTCACATTGGTGATAATGTAGAAGGCGAACAAATGTTGGGGTTAAATACTTATAACATTGATATATTTAATAAAAGATTATACGGATGGGCAAATCAAATTATTACACTAGCAGAACTTAGGCGTAATTCCGCAGACGTTGGTGAGCTTATAATCCCTATGTTAGGTGACATGATTAGTGGAGACATCCATGAAGAGTTGGCACGAACTAATAATGACCATTGTATGGGGCAAATGATTAGAGGAGCTAACCTTATTTCACAAGCACTAATGCTTATAGCTCCACACTTTGATAAAGTCAGAGTTGCATGTGTGGTAGGTAACCATGGGCGTATGACTAGGAAACCACCTATGAAAGATAAGTACATGGACTGGGATTACATGTTGTACCAATGGGTATCTGTGTTCTGCCAAGACCAAAAAAACATAGAGTTCCATATTCCAAAGTCTTTCATGACTACAATTAAAGTATGTAACAGAGACATCTTATTAGCACACGGAGACTTTATTAATGGTGGTGGAAGTGGCACTGCAATCAGTCGGGGTGTAAATAATATGCGAAATGTTATGGCATTTAGAAAAGGATTAGTAGATGAAATGCATCAACTACAAGATAATACTTTAGAAAATGTACCAGATAAATTTGACTCAGCATTAATGGGGCACTTTCATAGAGTAGACGAAGTTGATATAGGAACGGGAGCTGTACATATCTGTGGTTGTATGAAGGGTGGAGATGAATATGCTATGCAAAGAGTACAATCTATCAACAAACCAAGACAAATAGTTTTATATTATCACCCTAAATACGGCGAGATTGGTAAAGAAATTGTGTATCTAAACAGATACGATTCACGCAAAGGTCAGTTTAACGACATACTACCTGATGTTTGGTCCAAAACTTTTAGTTAATTACGTTTAAAATAGTATAATAAGTACAAGGAGATTTATTATATGGCAATGTCTAATGCACAAGCAGAAGCTTTTACAGCGTTCATTAACGAACTGATAGAAACATTTGCTAATAAAGTATTTGAAGAATCCCAAGCAAGAGTCCCGCAGGTAACGGGAGAGCTAAAAGCATCAGGGTCAATTAAAAAAACCCCTACTGGGATGGAAATCGAATACACCGCCCCATATGCATCTTTAATAGATGGACATGGAGAAGATGCTACCATGATTTCTAGAGGTCAACAAGTCTTTAGATTCCCAAAAGCTCCTGCAAATGCTAATGGTTTTGTTTCACAGACTGTAGATGAGTTGTCTGAAATGATGTTGCCTCAGTTGATTATAGAGGCAAATATGAGACCTGCATCACAAGAATATAAATTTTTTATACAATAGAAAAGGATAATAAAAATGGTAGACATAGAAAATGTATCAGAGGAACAAGAATGGTTAATCGCAAGGCATTCTAGAATGGTAGGTAAGATTTTAGATTTAGTAGAGGCATCTATGGCTGAAGGTAAGCAATGTGAAAAACTTAAGAAATTACTTCAAGTACCACTGTACGATTTTAGAAATGACATGTTACGTTTACAAAGCGGTGACGTAGATACTAACATCGTAGAGTAGGTTTAATTTTTTTATATTTCAATATAAATTAGTATAATATAAGTGTACATAAATTATAAATATTTTTTAAAGAGGTCGGGGGTGGCTTAGACCAACCTTTTTGAGGTCGATATTAATTTAGTAAATAAACAAACTTTACATTAAGGAGGACATAATATGTCTGACGAAATTCTAAATAGAATTGAAAAGCACATGGAAGGTACACAGCTAGGATTAGCTGCACTATCAGAAGTGTTGCAAAAAATGGATGCAAGAATTGAAGCTGATGATGACGCTTCATACGAAATTGCAAAAGAAGAAGAAGCACAGTTAGAAAAGGAAGAGCTAGTACATGATATTGCTAAAGCAGTATTAATTGAATTAGCAGAAAATCCTTTAGGAATGGATGTAGACGGGACTGATGTAGAAGTTGTAGGTGGAGGCGACCCAACAAAAGGTGCCACTGCTACCCCTAACTACATAGGTGACGCTGACGATTCATCTGAAACTGTTACTCCAAGGACAAAGATAGAAGAACAACAAGCTTCTATTCAAGCTGAGGATGACGAAGATGAAGATGATGAAGACGAAAAAGAAAAAGCATACACTAAAATAGGTATGAACAAAGCTGATGACGATGAAGACGAAGATGAAGACGATGAAGAAGAAAAAGCTATGGGTTTCCCTAAAAAAGAGAAAGCCATGCACGAAGATGAAGATGATGAAGACGAAGTGAAGAAGTTATACAAACAAATTTCTTCATTACAGAAACAAATTGAGTCATTAGACATCTCAAAAGCTGTAAAAGACGAATCCGAGAACAGACTACGAAAAATGGGATTCAAGGAAGAGAATGGATTACAGAAACCGCAATTGAACAACGTGTTTGGAGCAGATGAAACTCCAATCAAAAAAGCTCAAACTGTGAATGATGTAGTCGACCAACTCACAAACTTGTCTTACAAAGAACTTAGAAAAATGCAAGAGTTCAAGAGACAAGGTTTAACAGAGAACTTGCCAGACGAAATAGCAAATCTCTAAACTTAAACAATTAACTAGTAAAAATCGGAGAAAATAAATTATGCCTTCACTAAGTGAATACATAGCTCAATCGAATAGAGGACTAAACCAGTCTGTATTCGGACCTGAGTATTTATCAAAGGCTTTTAATGCTGCGAACACAGGAACTGCGGATGCAATCTTTACGACTACAGCTGCGGATAACGTGTTTACTTCTACTTTCGGTAGAAAAGTATGGCAGTCTTTGAACAACCAAACTCGATTTTTCAATGCAATCCCAAGAACAGTTTTCGGTAACACCGTTGGTTGGAGGGTAAGAACAGATAGAGGTAGCCAAAGGTCTCGACCAATAACAGAGACTGGTAGTCTACCAGATATCGATGTTTCAAACCTAGAAACAATCTCTAGCTTGCCTAAGATTATTTCAACTTCATTCGGTGCTTCTGTGAAAGCAATGTACACTGCCCAATTAGAAGGTGGTGTCGGTGACGTATTAGCGTTGGAAAACGAAAACGCACAACTTGACCACATCAAGGAAATGAACCAAGAGTTATTACTACCGGGTTCGGTAGCAAACGCTGGTGCAATCGGTGCGGATGCAACTGATGCTAACGTAACAGATGGTTCTGACTTAAGAGTCGGTGACACTGTAATGTTAGTCGATGCTGGTGCAGCTACTGCAAATAACGTAGCTATCTCAGCAATTTCTGGAAATGACGTAACACTTGGCACAATG